GCCCTTACGGGCCCCTCTCATGGGTTACTAACCCATCATACTGTATTATAGGAGATAATGCTCCGGATACAGATGACCTCTGCGCCCCAGCCCGGTTCGCTACCGGAAAGTGGTACACGCGGGAGGATTTGGTGAATCTTCTTCCAATCAAGCTGTCTCATAACCTGGAGAAAAGATGAAGAACTTGTTCTTAAAGTCGATGGCTGTGTGCGCCGCCGTCGTAACTTTCGGCAGTGGCGCATACGTTGTCGGCTCGGGAGCAGGTTCGCTCTTCGATTCTCGGGTTAAGTCTGTCCTAGTTTCTGGGCAGCCTGCGGTCTCGACAGAGTATTACTCTGAAGAGACTTCTGAGACAGTCGACTCCCCTGTGCGGGGTGTCAAGAAGCTGGGGAAGCCCCTCAAGTAGAAAGGGTTCTTTATGTCCTATGTGAAGGATTACAGCATCTCTTTTCCTACTCAAACTCGTGGCAAAGCTTGGTTGGATGGTATCTATGCCGAGCCACCTTGGACGGAAGCTACGCGAGTAGCAACCGCTGCAAGGACTCGGACTGGAGACCGCCTTCCAAATTGGCGCGAGATAATAGCTAGGGGAGAAGATGCTACCACAAACCTTTCAGGGATGTGGGATGTAATCAACTATAGGCCATTAGGCAAACGGATTGAACAAAATTGGATCAATCCTGCCTACCCTACGGCTACTGGGCGTCGATGGCTTGAAGGTGATTTGGAAATAACAAACACCAGTCAAAACATCTTCGCTCAGAATCCTAGCCTTAGTGTCAGCTTCGTTGATAACCTTGCTCGTGCAGCTTTTTACAAGAAACTTCATAAAGAGGCGACCCAGTTTCAGGGTCTAATCTTTTTAGGAGAATTGCGTGAAACGTTGCACTTGCTTCGCAATCCTGTGAAGTCTCTCCATAACCTCGCCGATGGGTTTTTAGGCACGTTACGTAAAAGAAAACGTGCCAGTCCAAAGACTTGGGTAAAAGATGCTTCATCGGTTTGGCTTGAGCAAGCTTTTGGCTGGAAACCTCTTCTCAATGATATTGAGAATGCGGTGACTGCCTGGCAGCGTCTTACTGAGCCGAATCAGTCACATCGTGTGACTGCCGGCGCCAAGAAGACGTACGATCGTTCTAATGAACTCGCTAATTACGAGCGCGTTGGAGCGTCATGGGCTCCTAACTCATCTGGCATCTATTGTACCAACATATGGTGCAAGCTGATGGAGACCCATACCGTACGTTATCGTGGTGCAGTAAGAGCTCAAGTAGAAGCGCCCACATGGAAGGATGCAACTCTCTTCGGTTTTTCACCGTTGGAGTTTGTGCCTGCCGCATGGGAGTTACTCCCGTGGTCGTTTCTCGTAGACTACTTCACCAATATTGGTGATATTCTGGATGCCTCCGTTACCTCGACCCGTGACGTGACGTATGTAGATAAGGCCGTTATTAGGATGACGGAGAAATACCGTCATTTTGTAACGAACAAATTCTATCTTACGTTCGGAACTGGTTGGAGTCTTCGGTCACATTCAGATAGTAGTGTGAGGAAGCACGGTTTATCTCGCAAGGAAGTTACTAGAACGAAAGGTTCGGGGATTTCTGTTCCCGACTTTCAGTTCAACTTTAGCTTGTCGGACGGCCAACTTGGTAATTGTGCCGCCCTTCTCGCTCAAGCGAACTCCTTGTTTCCGCAACGTCAACCCCGCCGATGGCACCGATAGGTGCTGTCTTTAGGAGTATGCGAAATGTTTACCTTAACAAGCCCTATAACGGGTGGTGCGCAAACGGGCTTTACAGCTCCTACCTATACGCATGTCACTGACATGGCCCCGGATCCTTCCGGTAAGCAAGTCGCGGTCACTGCGCTGGGTGGGACCCAAACGGGCGTTACTACGCACTCTGTTGCCTCTCCCTTTACGTGTACCTTCTTTCGGCCTAAGGTTTTCCGCTTTCTTGGAAAACCGAATCCGACTACGGGTCTCATAAAGGAGGTCCCACGCAACTCGTATAAGTTGATCACCCGTAAGGGTGTTCTTCCGTTGGCTGCCCAGCCTTACGCTAACATGCAGATCACGACGATTATCGACGTGCCTGCAGGAAGCGATACTGCTGATGCAGCCAATGTACGTGCTGCGTTGTCGGCTCATATCGGTGCTCTCTCTCAACAGAGTGCGGGTATTGGGGATACTGGAGTTACCGGTATCGTTTAAACCGGTTACCAGTAAGACCCCTCCGCCTTCTTAGAGGGAGTTTACTTTTATTTGCTTTGGACTAGGAGACAACATGCGTGATTACGCTGCTGTATTGCCTATTTACCTTGAAGCTGATTTAGCTCGTCAAGGATGGGATGGAGCGATGAGCCCCTATCCAGGTATGTCTCTAAAGCAGTTTGCTATGACTTCGCTTCGACGTGCGCTGATGAAGAAATTCACCGATGCACCAAGTAGTGAAGCCGATGCGGCTGCTTTGACGCTTTTCTTAAGTATTAATGAAAAGTGCCGTGGACAATTCCCTGATCCATCTAAGATGTCTACCATCCATTCTATCGCGATTGGAGAGGCGAAGGATTTCATCTATCGCCTCTTCTTCCCCGACGAGCAGGTCTCCGGAAATCTTCGTAGACTTACTCTAGCGGAAGTTACCACGCGCTTTGGAGTGGGTGATGGAGCTAACCTTGGTAGTTTTAGTACGGATTTCCTTTCGAAATTCGGAACTTCTACTATGGCAGCAACTGATTCAGTTCTGCACATTCTTTACAAGCAGGCGATTCGTTCTCTTCCGCTATGGTCTGACGTTGAGTCTATCAGATCATCGTTTAGGAGTGAGGCAGTCGTTCGAGGTAGCCGTTTAAGTTTTGTACCTAAGACGACGGAAATAAGTAGAACCATATGCACCGAGCCCCTTCTGAATATGATTTTCCAGAAGGGAATAGCGTCAGTTCTTGAAGAGTTGCTGTTTGAGAAATGTGGTATAAGTCTCTCTCAGCAGCCTGACAAGAATCGTCAGCTGGCTCGGCTCGGATCGATGAATGAGAGGTTTGGTACTATCGACCTCTCTTCTGCATCAGATTCGATGTCTCTCAGTTTGGTACAATCGATGTTTCCTAAGCATGTCTTTGATATGCTGAAGATGTGTCGATGTGCTTTTACCACCCTTCCAGGTGGATCTGAGATAGAGTTGCATATGATATCGTCTATGGGGAATGCTTTTACGTTCCCCTTACAAACGATATTGTTTTCTGCTTTAGTCTATGGCGTCTATCGTTCTCTTGGAATTCACTTCGAGAGACCGTTTGGGCGTTCGCTGGGCAACTTTGCCGTTTTTGGCGATGACATTATTTGTGTGAGTGAGGCTTATGACCTCTTAACACAGGTTCTGTCAATTTGTGGCTTCAGCGTTAACATAGACAAGTCCTTTAATACGGGACTTTTCCGCGAGTCGTGCGGCCATGATTATTACTACGGCCGTAATGTCAGAGGGATTTATCTTAAATCCTTTTTGACATCGTGCGACATTTACTCTGCGATCAACCGTCTCAATCGTTGGAGTGCGATATGGGGTATTCCCTTAACGCTTACAATCGAATATCTTGTCCGTTCGGTTAGGTTCTTACCTATCCCTATGGATGAGATGGATGATTGTGGCATTAAGGTCCCACTTCGCATGCTAAAGAGGAAAAGGTACAATCGTTATACTGGCGGTATTCAATACCGCTTTGTATATCGGCGTCCCAATTCCTTTCTAGTTACCGATGTAGAGGCTCGGCCTCCTAAGATTCGCGGGTGGATTAACAACCCACCTGCTGTCTTAATGGCTGCGGTAGCAGGGTCTCTTAGGGCTGGCAATGTTACAATTCGTTCTAATGAACGTAACAGAGCCAGTTTAAGGATAAGGTATAGTTCGAGTTGGGACTATATCTCGCCCGATTACGCAGAAATGCGTAAAGTCGGGGACGGATGGAAGTCTGTCTTCGAG